TACGAGCCGTATAACCAGTCTTTTGCAACTGCTGATTGATTCTGTCCATTAAGTAAGCCATAAATGTATTTATTACGGTTTAAATGCCTAAATCTTTTTCCGTAACTATTTTAAATTGCCAGCCGTGGGCATGACAGAATTCATCGGCTGCTTTCCACTTCATTTGATTGACAACATATGTAATGGATTCTCTTAGAAAATTCTTTGTCTTACGCTTTTGTGTTGGTTTTTTGGTCTGTGCTTCTGGTTTTACCTCAACTACATAAGTCATAATGGTATCATCTTTTCTTTTGACTTTGATGATGAAATCTGGAAAGTAACGATGCATTCGTTTGTCAACTGGACTGTAGTAAGGAATAGCCAATTCTTCCGATGACCACCAGATGATGTTCGGATTATCGTCAAACCACTTCATACAACGCAATTCCCAGGATGACCTATAGATTATGTTATCTGGATTGCCGTTATATTTTTTAGGGTTTTGTGGGGTAAACTTACCTTTGTAAGAATTAGTTCCATAAGACATATAAATATGTAGTAAAACTTCAGGATCAACATGGCACTTTTCACCTTATCCGACATAACTTATAAAGAGCAAGCCGCTAGAACAATCGGACCTTTGCCTAGAGAAGCATTTGGCCAAAATATATTGAGATATCCTATTGATATTGGATCGGTAGACAAAGGGCATTATATGGTTATTCATATCAATGTTCAGGATAAAACTGAGTATCCAGCAAATTTTGCTAGTGATCCTCGTTCAAATATACAACGCAATAGAGAAGGTCTTTTTGGTCAAACAAATTCAACGAATGCTGGTGGTACACTTAATTCTGTTGTTGGTGCAGTAAAAACAATTGGAGAAGAAGCCGGCAAACTCGCACAAGATGTGGCGGGTGGTGAAGTGGGCAAGAAACTAGTTAATGTTGTTACGACTGCTGCCAACGAAACATTGACTTTCGTACAAAAAGGTCTTTCTTCATTTGGTGTTAATGTTTCGGATGGAGTTAACATTCTTAAAGGTGCAACTCAAGGCGCTGGCGAAAGTTTGGGCTCTCTAAATGCGGTTAATTTTTTGAGAACAACAAAAAGAACTACCGATAGTATCGCATTGTATATGCCGAATACTTTAAATTTTACTCACACACAAGGATATTCTGATTTAGATTTAGGTTCAGAAACGGCAGCTTTGTTAGGAGCTGTTGGAAAAGTTGGCTTAGAGGGCGGTGTAGATCCAACACAGAAAGGAAGAAATTTATCTCCCTTTGTTCTGCAAAAACTTGCATCAGGACTTTTAGCTAATAGATTAATAGATTCACCAAAAGCGGCTACAGCCGCATTTGTTGGTGCTACAGGACTAACGCAAAATCCACAATTAGAATTAATTTATACAACTCCAAGTTTTAGAGATTTTAGATTTTCTTTTATGTTTTATCCAAGAAGCGAGCAAGAAGCACTTGAGATACAAAAATTAATTAAACGATTAAAATTTCATCAAGCACCAGAAGTTAAAACGGGAACTGCTGGATTTTTTTTAGTTCCTCCTTCAGAATTTGATATTGAATTCTACTATAATGGTCAAATCAATCCAAATATACCAACAATTTCAACTTGCGTTTTAATGTCAATAGATATGGATTATGCACCAAATGGATTTCATACTTTTGAAACACCAGGCGATAACTCTCCGCAACTGGGCGCAACTGGTATGCCAACTGCAATTAGAATGGATTTAACATTCAAAGAAACCGAAATTATGACAAAATTTAATTTTCAAGACGAAGCTGGCTTAATCACAAAACAAAGACAATTTGAAAAAGATAGATCCTTCTAAATGGCAAAATACTTTAGATACTTTCCAAAAACCGTCTATAATTTAGAGGGTTCAAATTCTCTTGACACAGTTACAAATTTAACTGCTAGTTTTTCGTTTGATGAAAGTCTCACGGAAAATTCTATCGCATACTATCAGTACACCGTGCCCGATGGTGAAACACCAGAAATTGTAGCCAATAAATTTTATGGTGGACCAGAAAAACACTGGATCATTTTGAAGATGAATAACATCTTTGATGTTAAGACAGATTGGCCAATTGAGCAAAGAATTTTGAATGAAGTTATCAGGTCAAAGTATGCCGACAGTTGGATAACAGAGACTTTTGAAATGACGGATGAAGAAGGTAATCTTTTTGTTACTGAATCAATTTCTACGATTACATCATTGAATGTTGTTAACGATGGTTCAGGATATGCTAACGGAAACATTATTCAAGTTCAAGGCGGAACAGTATTTGGTGCCAAAGCAAATGCAACAGTAACTACCGATGGAACAGGTAATGTTATTTCATTGAGTATCGCTACAGCAAATGTTGGTTCTTATCTAATTCTACCATCCGGCACAGTTGCTACATCAAATATCACTGGAGCAGGCACAGGATTGACAGTTTCTGTCAGCGCATCGGTAACTAATGATGAGCAATTAATTTTTGAAACTGGCAGAGAAAGAGATGGATTAGAATGGGCCATACTCAACAATCATTCTTTCTATAAAATTGAGACAAGATTATTTCCCGTTACTGGAGAAAAAACGGTAGACAAGATACAAATAACAGAAGAAGACTACAATAATCTTGTGGAAGAAAGTGCAAACTATACTTTATCGGATGGAAACACTCTAACTGTATCAATCACAAAAACTAGAATGTCTTTCTACGATTATGAAGTTGAGCAAAATGACGCTAAAAGAGATATAAAAATTCTTAAGAGTGAATATGTTGCTGTAGTGGATCAAGAATTTGTTGGGGTAATTAGTAATGTCTGATGTAAGCATTTTACAATCAACACAATATACTGTTAAAAAAGATGGTCTATCATTAGTAACCAAAATTGGTATTATTGATTTGACAGGCATGTTTGAAGAATTGAATATCTTTGATAGTATTTTTAATCCATGCATGACTGGATCTATTTTAATAAGAGATGCAAAAGGACTGTCAAACAAATTATCTTTTGATGGATCAGAAATTCTTTTGATTGAGATGGGAAAAACGGAAAATCAAGCAATAATTAAAAAATCATTTAGAGTTTATAAACAAAGTTCCAGAACAACGGTAAATATAAGTACTGAACTTTATGTTCTTCATTTTGTTTCGGACGAATTCATTTTATCTCAACAAAAGAAAATATCAAAATCATACCGTGATACTTATGATAATATTGTTCGTGATATCTTAAAAAATTATTTGTCCGTAAATTCTAAGGGAATTGGTCTTATTGAGACCACAAAAGGAGTAAGAACTGTTGTTTTGCCCAGTAAAACTCCTTTTGAATGTTTAGATTGGTGTTCAAAAAAAGCAGTTAACGATGATTTATCACCAACATTTTTATTCTTTGAAAACAAGGTAGGATATAACTTTATAACTATCTCAAATATGTTAGGACAAAAAGCAATACATGATATAAATTATCAGCCAAAAAATTTAGCATTGCAGGATTCTGAAAAAAATGAAATGATGGGCGCTAGATATCTTGAAGTTGTTTCTCAATTTGATTTGAATAAAAATATCAAGCATGGAGTTTATGCTGGAACTTTTATTGGATTTGATATTATGTCCAGAAAGGTTGCAATAAGAAATGTAAACTTTGATGACGTTTATTCAACCGGCAAACATGCAAACAAAACCCCAAATATTGGTGTTGTTAAAAATAAAGATGGTGTTAAAAATACGGAGATGTTTGATTCAAGGAAAGTTTTTTTCCCAACAGGAATTTTTAAAGCAAAGAATGAGTATGTAAAAGAAAATGATGCGAATTCTATTGATGCGGATGATGATACATATAACTATGTGATACAAAGAGAATCTGCTATGCGTAATTTGATGAATCAAAGATTAAAAATTGTTATGCCAGGAAACTTTGATTTGATTTCTGGCACAAACGTGAACATAACAGTTCCAACGACTAGTGAGCAATCTTCAGAAAAAAATCAAGATAACATGGATAAATCAAAAAGTGGTAAATATTTGATTGTGGCCGCAAGACAGATGATTACTTATGACAAACATGAAACCATTCTGGAAGTGGCCACAGATTCTTCAAATCGGGATAGAGTTTATTTGAGTACACAGCAACAAAATGATTTGGCGGATTTTTATGGATAATAATTTTTCTGGAAAAAATGGTTTCATTTGGTGGGTAGGCATAGTTGAAAACAGACTAGATCCATTGGCAATGGGAAGGTGTCAAGTTAGAATATTAGGTTGGCATAATACAGATAAAGCGCAACTTCCAACTGAAGGCTTGCCTTGGGCGCATCCAATGTATGCTATTAACACTTCAAGAATGTTTTCTTCTCCTAAATTAAATGATTGGATTGTTGGATTTTTCTTAGATGGTGAAACTGCACAACAACCAGTGATGATTGGATTCTTGCCGGGAATGATATCAAAATGAGTCAAAGTTTAATTGATTTACATATTTTGACAGCGAAGGCAGCCATATCGCATGAGAAATATATTGCGGGAATAATTACAACCGAAGAATTCTTAAAAGAAATAGAGTCTATAGATTGTCATTGTCATACTGATATTAAACTAGAAGATGCCCATTCGGAACTTGATTGTTGCTACAGAGACATGTTGGATGGAATTCTGCGACTATATCACCAAGAGAATAAAAAATGAGCGCACAAACATTTAAACCAATCTTAGCAACCACTGTTGAAGAAGCATCGCTATCCGATTACACATTACTGTATAACACAGGAGATTTTGGGGAAGAAGGCACACCAACAACATCAATTTGGGCTATGGGAAAAATTGCAGGAACAAGCATTGATGTAACAAATAATAAGTTGGTGCATAGTTGTGATTTTGCAAATGATTTGAAGAAAAATATTGGACTAAAGAAATTCTTAAAAGGAATTGCAAAATGGATTAGAGAAGGAATTAGATCCATTATGAGATTGCTAGGGTTTAGTGATCCATCTGGTTCTTTTTCATCAGTTATCAATATGCTAAAGTCTATAGCCGAGTATATTAATTATATCAATCAAGAATACATTCAACCAATTATAGAATTTGAAAAATATGTTCTTGCTGTATTAGTTAAGATCCGAGCACTCATTCAATGGATTCTTAGTTTGCCAAAAAAATATTTAGAAATGTTGAGAGACTGTCTAAATAAATTGTTATCGGCTTTAGGAAGTATTTTTAGTGAAGTATGGACTGAATCTGCACCAACTAGTCCAACATGGACAGTAGGAACACAAGAATTTGAGGATGGGTCTTCTATACAAACATTTGAAGATGGTTCCCAATTAATTACCGATACAAATGGAAATGTATCTTCAATTGATGCGCCAGAAGATACATATATTTCTCCATCTGATACCGGAAAAAGTTATACAGAATTGGCAGGAGCAATAAAAGACGTTGCAACAGCAACTAAAGACGCTCTAACCGCATCTGCTACTGTTGCGGGTTTAGCTGTAGGAATTGCAGTTTCATCAAC